TCTTTCATACATAAAAGATAAGAAATAAGGGTGAATAGTCAAACAACAAAAAACCCACCTTTTTGGGGTGGGTTTAATAAAATTTATAAAAATCTTTTTTATTTAAATCGTATTTTTAATTTCTTTGGTATCCGGGTCTTGTTGGGTCCGCATCAGAATAACCAATGGCTATTCTTGTAATAAGACCACTAATTAGTGTGATAAAAGGACTAGTAATTTTTGTTATATTTAAAAAGTTTTTTAAATCATTTGCTGTTACAATTTTTTTATTTTTTATTTGATCAATACTTTTTTCATATTTTTCAATATCTCTTTCTAAAAATTCAATTTCTCTTGCCTTTCTTCTATCTTGTTTTTTTTGTTGTGATTTCATTCGTATTGATGCTAGTGTTCTTTTTATATCATCTAACTTCATTTCAATATTAGTTTTTATACTATTAACCTCTTCAATTACACTATCTTCTAAATCACCAATTTTGTTTTTTACTCTACCCATCATTCTACCACTTCTTTTATTCAATTTTTCAAATTCTGTCTTTAACTCCTCTCTTTTTAACTCTAACTCATCAACTTCATTTGAAATGTTGTTGGGTATGTTGTTTGGTATTTCGGATGCTGGTAGTGTTTCCATTTCCTCCTGTTCTCTAATAACTCTTCTTACAATTCTTGTAAGATCTGATTCAGTTAATTTTATAATTCTTTTCATGCGGTTAATTCGTCATTATTTTGTTTATTCATAGCATATTGATTACAATAACTATCCATTATTTTTTCTCCATCTGAGCTTAATTTATATCTTTTGTGTTCTACGTCTCGTTTTTTTGTTACATCCATTGATTTTTCTAAAGAATAGAATTCTACAGCATTGAGCACTTGAACTACTTTATCTTTACAAAAATATTGTCCTCTTGATTTTTCGGTGTCTCCAGCGTATGTGTAATCAAAACTAAGATAATCTGAAGGTGCTTGAGTACCTGATTTTACGTTGGTTGCCTCAGGATTGCCCTCATATTTAATATTAGTTGCGTCGATACCCCCAATTTTTTTTCCGTCTTCCATAGCATACAATCCAAGTTTTTCACTACCTGAACCATTTGACTCAAAAAGATAATGTTTTTTTGATGCTGATACATGCATCTCTAAGATTCTATTTTTTTCTTCTTTTGATAATGATAAAATATTTTTCATTTTTTTATTTATAAATATAAAGAAAAACAAAAAAAATTAAATTCTACCAAATTTTTTCTTGTTTCATATAACCTAAAACACAAGTATAAGAGTCGGCCATGTCGAAACACTCTTTTTTAAGGGTATTGTTTTTTGTATAATGCCAGGTAATTTGTGGTTCTTTGTCAGATACTTTTTTCCAAATTAATTCTTTTTTGTCAACGTCTTTTGGCAGTCCTCCAAATAAAACCTGTTTACCTTTACCATTATTTTGAACAAATTCAGGCCAAGCAAATTTTCTTGAATTATATGTTGATATATATGATGGCACTATCCCTAAAATATCATAAATTGATTTTGTAATCATTGAATTATATCTCAATAGTGTCCCTACTGTCCAAATATTGTTAGAATTTAATAGTGGTTCTTCTATTATAACACTAGTTATACCTAATTTTGTGTAGTTTTGTAACTTTTCTTCAAATGCGGTTACTTTCATTAACAGTTCTTGAACTTTATCTTCAACTTTTGGTTTAATAACCGGAGAAAAATGAGTTAATTCTAATAATTCTTGTGTTTTAATATCAAATATAGACCATCCAATTGTTCGTGTTGACACATCAAGACCTAAAACTTTAGGGGTATTTTTTAATTTTGTTTCTTTCATGCTTTATGTTTTTAATTATATTCCCATTTAAAACCACCGGCGGTTTTTTGGTTTCTTACATTTCTACAAACTTCGGAAATATGTCTAATTTGTAAAGACTTTTGTGCTTCAGATATTGAATCCCAAATTTTAATCAAATTACCATTCAAATCAATTTGTTTAACTTTTTTCTTACTTGTTGACGATTCTGATAATTTTTTACATCTTTTTTCATCAAATTTTTTATTTTTGTTTGGTGATTTTCGTCCTTTAAGTGATTTTGATAGGTTTTCTCTGTGTTTTTCCGATCTTTCTTTTCCGTTGTTTAACCAAGGTATTGGTTTACCTTTTTTTGTGTTAGACATTTTCAATTTAGATTCTTCGGTATGTTTTCTTCCTTTTGTTGATGGTGGTTGATCTCCTCCATTTGTTCCATTTGTTAAATTACATCCTATAAATTTATAATAATTTATGTAAAATTTTTCCCAATATTGCCACTCTTTTTGTTCTACCGAATCAATTATAAAAATTTCAACCCCATTGTTACTATCTATCAATTTTCTTATCCACCTATCCTTGTAACTATCATGTAAAAATCTTTCATTTATATGTCTTTTAAGTCTTCTGTTAATGTCTGTAGTTTTACCAACATACCTAAGTTCGTTAGTGTTTTTTTGAACCAATCCATAAATAAAAACTATATCAACCATAATAATAAATATTAGGATAATACAAAAAAGTTTAGTAGTAATATCTGACGCTAAAAATCCAATTTAATAGGATACTGTTGAATACCTTGTCTTTTTTGGGGTGACTGTATCTTAGAAATAACCATAAGTTCTTTATCCACATTGTAAAGAGCAACTTCAGTTACGTAAATTGGTTTACTATTATCCCAAGTTGGATTAGATGAATCAAAGAATTGTGTCTGACCTAAATTACATAAGAAATTCATTACATATATTGTTGCTTGAATATCTGTTTCAACATTTCCAAAAAAGAAAAATTCATCACCAAAATTCATGGTCAACCCTGTTTGTCCTATTTGTGGTAAATCTATATAATTTTCTAAGTGATAATATGGTGCATTGTCATACATATCTTTTGTAATCTGTATAGTTGTCCCTGTCATTCCACTTTGATTTAAATAACCTGAAATTGTTGTTCCACTTATTTGTGCATTTACATCAATTTCTCTCCACCTTGATGGGTCAGGTCTAGTCGTTCCTGAAAGAACTTTTTGTGCAATTATTTTTACATCATTGGATGTAAATCCTGATAGTGTTGTTGTTGAGTCGTTTAAAAAAGGAAATTCATTTCCAAATCTAACTAATAGGTCCGAAGCTCCGGGTAATAAACTTTGGTCATTTCCACTGATTGTTGTGTAATAGTTACAATGTAGTGAATTAGTAAAAGCAGTACTGTTAAATCTATATGTAACATATAAAGTTTCTCCATTACCACTTAATAGTCCTACCGTACCACCTAAAACACCATTAAAGGTATTTGGTGTTATTAAACCTAATTTTGGTGCTGGTAAAGTCCAAGTTCTATTAGTTTTATAATTTAGTGATGCAACAATCTCATCATCATCAAATACAATCATCTTCAAATCAGGAAATACTTTACCAACTCTATTTGGTGATCCGTTACTATTAGCATGTGTGTCCCATAAATGATAATATCTAATTCCAGGATTATTTATGTCCGCGCCTCTTTTTGATTTTATGTAATGTATTTCAAATAAATTTTGTGTTGTAAATCCTGATGGGTCTGTGTAAAATGTTTCACCAATAACACCATTAGGATTTTTGTGCCACATTAGCCAAGGTAAAGTTAATTTAAAATTTCTTGCTTGTCCTGTGTTTCCTGGATTTGCAGGATCAAAATCTTGCATTGCAAATTTTTCCCCATAGAAATTATCTATTGATTGGTTTGTATAGTGAAGAACTGCGATTGCTTTTTGATCTACAGGTGGTACTGTTATTTTTTCACCAAAAGAATTATAAAAATAGACAGAATCGGTATCTCTTTGTCCGTCGTTACTATTATAACCTAAATACTCTTTTGTTCCGGTGTATCCTGTTGATTTATAATTATTAAAATCTTGATAGGTATTATTAAATAGTCCAGCCGGTGATTCAGTCCACGGTATATTCATATTCCATATTTTTACATCACTCTGAGATAAATCACAGTTTGTTTCAAAATTAAAAACATCTGTTGCCCAATATGGTTGTGGTGTAAAACTATCATATATAACAGTCATACCAGAAGGGTAGAATAGTACCGATGAAGTACCACTAAAACCTAATGCCGATATATTTGGTAATTGTCTATCAACTTGGATGGTAACTGTTGATGCGGTTGAGGTGTTTCCTGTAACATCAACAACTAAATATGTAAATAACTGCCCATTACCAGTAAAAGGACTAATTGATGGTCCTGTATATAATGTTATAAACATACCTGGAGTAACTGTACCTGAAACGGTAGGGTTAACGGATGTTGCAGATAAAGTTAAAACTGTACCTGAAGTTAAACCCGAATTTTGAACAACAAAGTTTGGATTTATTGTATATGCCGAAGATGTTATGGCACTATAAGTTATAGGTGAACCTGTGGATCCACTAAAAAAACCTCTTGGTGCTGCCGTGTTATAAACATTATCTATGTATGAATTATCAAAAGGAATACCAAAAGTACTACCCGATGTAGAATCTAAAAATAGTGGATATTTTACGTGTAATCTGTTTTTTTCAGGTGTTGGTGATAAACTATGTGCGTTGTATTGTGGCATTAAAACGTTTAAATCAACGGGATCTAAACCACTTACACAATTATAACAAACCTCACTATCCCCTACTTGAAAATATGCAATATCAAATTTACCTTGTGATATTTTTTTTCTAGCTGCGTCAGTGAGTAACGTGTTTATTAATGCTGATGTATTTTTAATTATGTAAGACATATGTTATAAATATGTAATTTTATTTTTTATTTAAAGAGCAACTACCAAACCTGTCCTTGAAATTTCAATTGTGTTTGGTGTAGTATTGTTTATTACTGTTTGGCAATTCAATGGTGTTATAGAAACATTTGTAAGTGTTATTGTATTTTTTATTTTTCCACTGGCAGGACACCTTTTATCAGAAGAAATTGGTGTAAATATTTTCAATATATTTGTAATATTAACCGTACCCCCATTGGTTATTGTTGCTTGATATGTTTTTGTAAATGCGGTTGTATATGTAAGTCCTCCTTCACAACTAGGTCTTGGTGTTGTTTGTGTTATTAATCCTGAATTTATTGGTGAAGAAAGTGTTGCGGTACCTGTTGTTGAACCAGATATTGTGTTTTGTAAATTTGAAAGAACACTAACCACTGTTGATAGTGAGGTTTCTGCGGTTAATGTTGAAGAAACATTTATTGTAAATGATACAGTTGAGTTTGATGGTAAGTTAGGTACTGATATCATCCATTTTTTTGTAGTGCTAGTAGTGTTAGGAATGATAACATTATTACCTACTTGTATTTGTTGTAAATTTAAATTAAATGTGTTACTTGATGATGTGTTATTTAAAGTTATTGGATTAGTTGCTACCGCATTTGTTGAGTCTTTTACGTACACCAAATAATTACCAGCACTTAACCCAAAAAATATGTTCGGTGAATTTTGATATGAAAACCCATCTAAAGAATATGAGTAAGGTGGGATACCACTTTGTACATTAATAGTTATAGATCCGTCGTTGGAAGATGCGCAAGAAGGATCATCTTTTAGGACATTAAAGGTTATCGGTGGTGTAACGCAAGTTCCTGATGTTACTGTTATTTGTTGGGAATAAGAACCGCTAACAATCCAACTACCTGCAGGATAATCAACAGGAAATGGAAAATTAGGTGTACTAGTACCTGTCCATCCACTAACCATCCATCTTGTTTGACCTGTGTTGTAATATATTGTGTATGATGGTGTCACACTTGTCCAAGTTTGGTACCCATTATATGTGTCTCCACTTGAGAAATCAACTTGTACTAATGATGTTAATATACTAGCGTCATACTGTGCAATATTCATACATAAATTCACAGGTAACGGTATTGGTGGGGGTGGTGGTATAATACAATCAACACATTCATCAAATGGTCCGTTCTGTATAATTGCAAAATTGTTGATGTAACTTTGTGTATTATATAATGTTATACCACTACTTATCCAACAATCATTTTGTGTTGTTAAGTTATATATTTTTCCGGGAATAAAATTTGATGGTAAGTCCGCTAAATAATAAACTTTAGTATTGTCTTTACAATTTTCAAATTCTTCCAAATAAAAACTATCAAATCCAACGTTACATGTTGTTGTTGCAGTAAAATCACCATAATAATCAACAACAGTTGCTGTATAACTTCCAGGACTGACATTTGAAAGAAATGTTCCTTGTTGTCCATTATTCCATGTTACATTATATGGTGGTGTACCTCCTGTTATGTATAAAGCAATAAAACCATTTGTAGCATCAGGAGTAGACACATTAATACTATCACAATCTAAACCTAAAGGTAAAATTGTTATAATATTACAACTATTTCCACTTAATAATCCCATTTATTATCCGAAGTCAACTATATTATAGTAAATTTTTATTTTTAATGATCCATCACCTCCGGTTGGGTCTGAAACTGTTGTACTTAATAGTAAGTTAGAATTAACTGTTGTTAAGTTTGATTGTGTGTCCATATTACTTACTAATATTGCATTGTCAGATCCCTCTATATAAAATTCTTTAGTTACTCGTTTGTTCGTGTTATCGACAAGGACTATTAGGTTACTAGTATAAGGTGAAGAGTTATAAGTATATTCAAAATAAACTTTAAAATCGTAGTATTTGTTTGCGCCAGGTGCCGGTAGTATCTCCACAGGTAAAGAAAATAATGTTAATGTTTCGCCGCTAGTTATTGTAACCGCACTATAATATTGGTATCCTCCTATTGTTGTTGCAATCTGATTTAATTCCGCCTTATAAGAAGATCCCGCCGGATCTTGAGACACATCATTTGTGTCCACAATATGTATCAACGTTGTGGGTGTTATTGCCGTTGATTGAGCTAATGTTTGATCTGTTAATTTTGCCATTTTTTATTCTTTTATTTTTTATTGAAAATTATATTCTGTTCCATCCATAAATTCAAAGTAATTACCATCTTGGAACTGTTTTCCATAAGCTGAAAATACTTCACAGTATGTACATCCTGCATTATCCACCAATTTTACTACATATGAAGTATATGTTTCATATATTGAGGGTAATGTGAAAGTATAAGGGGCGGTTGTTATTGTATCTATCAATTGACACACACCTCCTGAACATATATCACACACATAAACATTATAGGGTGTTGAACCTGATGTTATTGAATTTATTGTTATATCTATTGCCATTTTTTTATAAATATTTTTTTTATGTACAATTTCCGTTTACGTTACAAAATTCTGTAATTTTACCGGTGTTATCCACCTCATATATTTTAGTATCATACTCAATATAGTCAACATATAATGGAATTGTTAAATTAGTATCTTCATACACATAAACTCCCGTTTGTATTGTTGTGTCGGCAGAAGAGGTATACCAACTGTACGGTACACCATAATTTGTAAGTTCACATACAGGACAAGAAAGTGAGTATTCAGCCTTACCTCTCCACTGAATATAACTTAAAGTTACTTCTGGTTTTAATAAACATTCCAAACAAGTAGTATATGTTGTTGCCGTTGTTGTTGCTGTAAATACGTCTTGATGCGAAACCAAATAACCCGTTGGTGGAATATAATTAACAAAATTTCCAATGTATGTATAACATTCTCCTGATGGTGTTTGTGAAACACATAAATCAGTGAAGTTTGTTGGTGGATATGCGGTTTGTATAATCATTGAATTATTAGTACATGATGTGAAAACAAAACTTGTTCCTGATGGGTAAGTAATTGGTGTTGGTGTAATTTCCGTTGCCGATATTGATACCGTAAATGCAGTACAAGGGTCAACTATTGGAACAACACATTGAGAACAACCTCCACTATATAATTCAAATATTTGTTTAATAATTCTATTAGGTGAAGTATTTGATAATGAATTGGTGTATGTTACACATTGTATTTGATCTGAGTTAAAGTCATTCAATTGAGCTAAGAATGTTGTACCAGTTGTAACTCCAGAACCACTAAATATTAAAGGATCATTAACATAATACTTATCGTTTGTTTCACAATCAACAAGTTCTTTAACACTTGAACAAACAAAATAACCACTATCTAGAATAAAAGTCACGGTATTTGCCGATGGTGGTCCCAAAGGTGTTGGTGGTGGTGTTGGTGGTGGTGTAGGTGTTGGTGTGGGTATAGGTATTATTTCTGTAGCACTTATACTAGCCGTAAATGCAGTACACGGGTCCGGTGTTGGTGTAGGGGTCGGTGTAGGGGTCGGTGTGGGTGGTGGTGTAGGTGTTGGTGTGGGTACGGGTATTTCACATTCAAGTAAAACGTCAAAATCTAAAACACCACAAGGGTCAGGTGTAGGTGTTGGTGCAGGAACACAACTACCTTCGGTATAAATGGTTGAACTAAAGTCAGGGCAAACCGAATTTGTTGGGGAAGACCCAAAAAAGAATACAGTACCTCCTAACCCGTCTCCTATACACCACTTATTTGAGTCATAAAAAATATAACCAACGCTTGTTCCTCCGGTCCAATATGGCTTCGCACTATAACTACCCACAATGGTATATGTTCCATTGTATCCCGTATACGCACTTAATGGAATATCAACACAAACCAATTCGTCGCAACAATAACCACTACAAGGGGGGTCTAAACATCCCATAATTGATGTTGCGGTGCCGTCAAATGAAAATGGTCCAAAGGCCGTTACACCAGAAACTATAGTGTAACACCCGTCCATAATATTTGTATCTCCTGTAATTTCAAACGAAGATAAATAAGTTGTAGAACCAAGCCAAGAAGTAGCACTATATACTATTTGTGTATAACAACAACTACTTAATATAATATCCGCCATCTAAAAATTACTTTATTATATAAATAATTGATTATTCATTTTATTAAACATTTTATTTATTATTTTTGGTAAATGAATTTATGTTTGATAATCCATTAGAATTAGATAGGTCGGGTAAGTGTGTTTTAGTCGGTAATGGTCCTTCCGTTATGTACAGTAAATTGGGTAATAAAATTGACCAATTTGATGAGGTTTTACGTTTTAATGAATGTAAAATCAAAGGGTTTGAAGAATATACCGGAACAAAAACAACTATTTGGTCAACTTTTGGTCGTGGTGTTTTACCTAAAGACGAGGAAGTAAGACCAAATAAAGTAATATTTACACATGGAGAGTATGGGAAACCCGCTTACACGCCAGATAAATTATGGAGAATACCTTTAACCTATTATAATAATTTAAGGTCTAAAATTCAAGCCGAATCAAAAAAACCAGACCCTTCTGTTTTGTTACCTTCTAGCGGTATTTTAATTATAAAATGGTTATTAGAAAACGTATATGATCATTTACACATCATAGGTTTTGATAGTTTTTCTAAAGACATTAGTAATAAACATCATTATTGGAATGAACAAAAATTTACTAAACCAAAAGAACATGACGATGAATGGGAAAAAAACTTTATTCAAAATCTTATAAACGATAAAAAAATTTTTATTCTATCTTAACAAGGGCACAAATTACCTAATTCAGATATTATACCACCAAAACTAGATATTACATTTGGTGTGGTTGATGAAGAAAAGAAAAATTCTGTTGGGTAACTAACTGTTGTTGTGATTGTTGAACCGCTAGGACAACAAGGGTCATATGAAAAACTTATAACACCTGGATGTCCCCATTTCACTTTATATTCACTACAAACACATGTTCCAGTGTATCCTGTTAAACAATTTTGTATTTCATCATGAACACATCCATTAGTATCTATAAGTCTTAATAATAGTGTTTCTTCACTAGGAAAATAATTATCACTATCTATTATAACACTTGGAGGGATTGAACAATTTCCCGACACAAAAAAACAAGAGGTTCCTCCTGTGTTACAAAGAAAAATATCGTATGGTGATTGACCACTAGTTACTCCTGTTATTTCTATAATCATAATAATAAATATTAACCAAACACAATACCTTCTCCGTCCTCTGTTGTTAAAATAAATCCGTCTTCAGTAATTATAAAATATGTTTCAACAGCACAATCTATTGTCTTAAAAGTAGAACATCCATTACTATCAACTACTTTCACTAAAAAACTAGTTGCGGTTGAATAAAAGGTTGATGCGGTATAAGTACCTCCTGTAGTACCCAAATATGAACAGTTATTACCATTTTGATCACATAAAAAAAATGTAAGTGGTGGTACACCTCCAGTAATTCCTGATATGGTAAAAACTTGAGTACTCATATAAAATATGACGGATCGTAAATAGTTGATGAGCTTGTACTACCTATATAACCATATATTAAAATATCCGACCCTGTGGTTCCGCCTGTAAATTGATTTGCATAAATTTCAAAATCTCTAGCATCTGATGGGTTATTTAATACAATATTATATCTAAAACTATATCTTCGGTTGTAACTCAAATTTAAACCTAAAGAAGTGTTAGTAAATTTGGGGTAATTAAAATCAAAAGTTTTTGCACTAAATGTCGGCACTAATGTTGGTGTTAATCCTGTGTATATTTGTGTTTCATTTAAATAAGACGGGATTTCAATATAACCTTCTTTTGTTGTTGCACTTATTGTTGTTACACCGCTACACGCAATATTAACTTGATAAAAAGGATCTGTGTATTTACTACCGGATGTAGTTGTTCCTGTAAAATTATTTGTTGTCGCAGTAGAAGATGGGTTTATTATGTCTATAAAATTTGTTTTAATGCTACCAGAAATATTACATAAAGGGTCATAAGTTAACCCATCAGTGATTGTTGGCATTGTTAATTGCATTGTATAATTAGGTCCAGACGTGCCTGTTGTCACAGTACTTGATGGGTGAAAATAAAACCTTCTTACTGTTGTTCCATCTCCACAATTCGTAGAACCGGTATTTGATGGGATTCCTAAAGCGTAATACCTATAATATCTAATGTCTGTATTATCAAAAGGAGTGCCGCTCCATGGTCCTGATGATGTTAGACATAATTGTCCAGATGTAAATGTAGTACTTCCTGTTAAAACTGTTAAATATGAGTTATAGTATGTGTTAAAATCACTTATATTATTAAATTCTAAATTAACAACCCCTTGAGTTCCCCCACTAACGTATTTAGTATATGTTATTGTGTTTGTTGTGGGTGTTGCACAAATTAGTGAAACGTTTCTTGTGTTAGTTTGTGTAAACGTTATTGAATTAATTCGTAATGTTCCTGAACTTACATTTATAAATGGATTAATCGGGCTCGTTAAAACTGAATAGGCATCAATGCTACGATAAGCGGTAGTACTTAGTATGTTTTGATTATTTTCATCAGGTGCAATATATTTAGAAAAATCATCAGTTTTATTTGTACACCCACTAATTTTGAAAGTAATAATATTAGTATTACACAGGCCGGTTGCTGAATTAATTGTTGATGCTGAAATCTTATATGGTGTACCATTTAATAAACACGTATCTTGATCAAAAGTGTTTAAACAAGTGAAGTAAACATCCCAATTTGTTTGTGTGTTTGCAGAATTTGGTATTACTTCTAATTTTATGGTGTCATTTATGTTTTGTGTAAGACCTGTAAAGCAATTAACTTTTTTTACAAAATATATAGGTGAAAACGTATCCGCACTTTTAGGTAATTTAGATAAACTAAAATCACTACTTGTTAGGTTTGACCCAACTTCAATATCTTCAATCACTAGTGGTTCTGTGTAAGCCGAACCATAATACGTAAGTCTTAACCTATCAGGTACCGAGTAACCTCTAAATTTCCAAGCAAAATAATTAGTTATACCTGTAAACAAAAATGTACCCTCTAAACTTTGTGGGATAACACCAGCAGCAGCACCTGAAAAACTTACTCTATGTTCATAGTTTGCATCATCACTTGACCCATCTCCGTTATCACAAGTAAATGGATTAACAGTGACAGTTGTTGCAGAAAAACACTCTAGTTCTGCAGGAATATTTCCTGTTCCACCTGTTTGTGAAAATGTTAGTCCGCTAATTTTTACTTTATCTATTACCGGTACGTATGTTCCTGCTTGAGCAAATATGGCTGTAGATCCAGTAAGTGGGTGCGTAAAAGAATAAGGTATAAATTCAGAACCAAATCCTGATATATAAACAGGATTTGTAGTATCTCCCGTTTCATACCAAAAAATTCTATAATCGGTAATATTCGCCTGACAAGATCCTGTAAGATTTCCAGCAACCAATCTACCAATAGTAGACGCACTGTATGAATTAAAATCTAAATCACAAGTTACGCAAAAATTATTATCCTGAACAGGAATGTCACAATAACAACCAGTACCGATATCAAAAATTCTAATTTGTGTAGTACCATCAGGAACATTATTTATGTAATATGGACATTGATTACCTGTTATTGCGGATAAATTTATGTTAGTTGTAAATGCACTAACAAAACTATCAACATCACTGTATAGATTAATTATACCACCTAATGGTGTTGTTCCTGTATAAGATAAACATGTTACCGCTGAAAAAGGCATATATTTTATTATGGTTGGTTTATTTCAAAAGTGTATCCTGACATACCACAACTTATTGGTGGTGGTAATGGTGTTGGGGTAGGTGTTGGTGTTGGGGTAGGTGTTGGGGTAGTTTCACAATTAACGTCATACACAATCTCTAAACCTAAACTAAAGGGTGCGTCAGACAAAGGATCATAATCACCATTACAATTAGATTTAATTTGTAATGTATTATTAATTAAATCAACAGAATAACTTCCAACATCACTAATACTTGAAAGTATGTTTTCTATAGTAGATTGCCAAAGCGTGTCTTGTGGAACATCATTTAACGTAGTTGCGGTGTAAAAACTTTGGGTATATGCACTACCATTTATATTTACTTCAGCAGTAAACACTGCCCCGCTAAAGACACATCCGGTGTACCCTGATGTTATGTCCAAATAACCTTCATTTAACATATCTGAAAACCCTCTTTGATTACCTGTTGTTGTCACAAAAGTGTTATTACAAAGTGTATAGATGTCATAATAAGTCACTAAATTAGAATTGCAATTTAAAATAAAGGAGTGGTTTTTAAAACATCCGTTTGAATCACTAACAAGAACACTATATGTACCCGCAGTTAGTCCGGTTACGGTACTACCTGTTTGGACGCCAGGTACGTTGTTTGACCAAGAATAACTGATTGGTGGTAACCCATCAAAAATATTAACAGTTGCTGTTCCATCACCTGAACCCGTACAAGTTGTTGTTGATATTGTGCTTAATAAACTTCCTGATGTACTAATTATCACTTGTTCTGTAACTGAACACCCACTTTGGTCGGTTACTGTAATATTATAACTTCCAGCATATAAATTTGTAAAAGTATATGAAGATAAAGTACTATCAATAATTGGTGGTACTCCACTAACTACATAATCTAAAAATCCAGTATAACCACTACCTACCTGTATTTCTAATGCCCCATTATTGTAACCACAAGTTGACCCTGTTGTTGTTGCACTTATTGTAAACTTTTGTTGCGATGTAACATTAATTACGTTTGAATATACACAATTACTACTAGATGCTGATATAACTAAAAGGTAATTATCATTTGCCAATAGTGGTGAGGTATAACTTAAAAAAGGACCGGTCTCTACGTTTACAATACCACTAGTTTGTCCTGATAAATAATAATTATATATGTTATATCCACCTGATAAATTAACTTGTATTTGACCATTATTTTGTGAACAATTAGAATTAGTAATTGTTGTATTAACAACATTGAACCCATTAGGTGTGATTAAAAAATCATTCAAAGTAAATTCACAAAAATTAGCATCTCTAACAACTGTAGTATAATTACCGTTAGTTAATCCTGTAATTATAAAGGTATCCGAAAGTGTGTACCCAATTTGTCCTGTATTTGCCGAATAATAAAATGGTGCAGTACCACCAGTTAAAGTGTAGGTGATAGTACCATCAGACATAAAACAAGACGGAGGTAAAGAAGTGACTAACCCTAACCCTATTGGGTCAGCTACCCCTATTGTTTCATATTTTGTAGTTGAGCAACCTAAATTATCAGTAACAGTACAACTATAAGACCCCTGAGTCAGTCCTGTAATCAACTGAGTAGTTTCTCCATTAGACCAAAGATATGTAAAAGGTGCGGTACCTGTTACACCTGTTACGGCTAACTTACCTTTGTCAATAACACAGTTAGATGTATTAACTTTCCATAAACCAAAATCAACCCCTGTACTAGGTATTACAACACCGTTACCTGTTGTTGCAGTAACATTACCGAAATCAACAAAATTCACATAATAAACACCTGAAGATAAATTAGTAAATTGATATGGTTGTGTTGGTGTTGTCACCACGTCATATAAACTTCCGTCTTTATATAATAATAAATTATATGGTGAAGAACTTGTCGTTGCACTCACATAAAAGGATCCATTATCTAAACCACAAGTTGTACCTGAAACACCATATAAAGAAGCCCTGAAACAACCACTAATTATTACGTTAACGTAAATATCTTCATTTACCCCACCAGATGAATCATTAATTCTAAACGTATAAGTGTCTGCACTTAAACCACTAAATGTAAATGGACCTAAACCTGTTTGTGACGGAATACCTCCAGGTATTTCGTTATTAATAGTATATATAGGGGTACCATTATAGACATCAATAATTGCGGTACCTGAAGAAGAGTAACATGTTCCTGTTACTGAAAATGAATAATCTAATGGACCTAAATTACAGTCAATTGAACATGTGCTAGCCGTGTTAGCACTTATACCTACGGTTGTACTTGAGTATGCTGCGTCTATACAAACTGTTTGTAAAGATGTTGCAAATCCATTTGTTTTTATTCCGCAACAATTTATATACTCATAAAAACCACCAAGCGTTATACCACTAATACAAGCCATTAACTACAATTTATTTGAATGTTTATACCAATATTTAATGATAAAATTTTATTTGTGAAGTCATCGTAACAAGTACTATTACTTATAGTTAAAACATTACCACTAAAAAAATAATTAAGCCCATAATTATGAAGACCTTGTAGTTTTTCATTTATTGCATTTACTACTTCACTATTTGTTGGGAAATCGTTATATCCGTATCCAACATAAAATTGTTCTTGAACTAATATTTGGTTATCTAATCTGCAGTCAACATACCATGTAGAAACCATAGAATTTAAGTCGCATTGACTTTGGGTGTACCCACTAACTGTGAGTATCTTATTTAATATGTTTATTAACACACCTGCAGGTGATTGTGAAGGTAATTCACATTTAAGAGTTTGATCAATACAATCATAAACGAATGGTTGTCCATTGTACTCACAAGGTACACATTCAATAGGTATGAAAACACAACCTCTTTGTCTTCTCCAAACAAATTTTTGTCTGTGGAATATTGAATTATCTAATTTTTGACCCGTTAACCAAAGTGTTGTTGACGGCACAACCTGTTCTAATAATCTTTGCCAATAATCACCTAAACCTAAAGTATAATCAATAAGTTTTTGATATGTAAATTTGTTAGTTGGGAGTCCAACGGTTTCTTCAGATTGTAAATATCTCCAAAAAACTGATTGTAATGTTGGGTAACCTCCAGTTTTCCCGTCAAATATTGTTTGTCTATTTCTTACATTTATAAAATTATTATAAAATGACTGAGCAAATTCAAAAAACGTTTTTTCTTTTGGTTTTGGGTTAATAGTAGTCCAATCAATATTTCCCGGTGTTGGGTATGGTGCGGTAAGCGCCGAATTAGGTATTGGATATCCGTTTTTAACCGAAAGTTCCCAAATATCATAAGTTATACCTTGGCCAACATTGGCATATAATTCTATATTTTTAGAATTTATGACTAACTTGTCATCGGTAACATTATAATTAACTCCGTTAAAATTTTCTTTACTTGTTCTATTCCCAACAGTGTTACTTGCCCATGATTTTTTATTATCACTTATTTTTGTTAATGTATAACCCATACCACCCATAAAATCAGGATTTCTGAATTTATTCATATATTCTTGTCCAAAGGTAAATGGTTGTAATTTTGTTTTTAAAGATAAATTTCTTGGATCAAGTGATGAATTTTCTTCATCAATAACTTCAGGTGATCTGTGTTTAGGACTTTTTTCAAACCAACCCGACCCTTTTTGGTAGAATGTATTTTCAGTAGGTCTTGGACTTGTTGGATACCCATCTTTATCTATCCCATAATCTTCTCTAGTATTACTATTAAAGTTTAAAACCCCCTCAGCAGTATACCCAGTGTAATTCACTCCTTGAATAGAATACACATCGTTAGGGTTAGGTAATGGGCTTTCTATATATATTGTTCCTCCAGATATTTGAGCGTATTTTTCCTCAAACTCATCCATCCTTATTTTACCGTCCGCAACATAGATAACTTCATTGAACTCAACTAATGCTTCAGGTGCACCTATAAATCGCATAATATACTCAAGAGATTGTCTTGTACCTTTGGATTTAAACATATACGCAGAATTCAAGATAACGTTTCTAAAATACTGGTAATTTAACTCTGTCGGTGAATCGTCTTTAGATTTACCTGTGTATATTTTTTTACTTGAACTTGAAAAGACAGAATCTAAAAAATTTTCATTTGTTATTGGTGAAATATCAGAATTAATACCTAAAGTTTGTGCAAGATTTGTTAAAAGTTGTGATGGAATATCATTACCAACATTATAATTAACTGAAGTCATGTGTGATAAAGAATCTACAAACTTTTTTACTTCATCAAAACTTCTACCATATATCTGTAGTATTTTTTCCATCTTTTTATCTGAAGTATCAAACTCTTTAAAAGAATTGGTTGTTAAAAATCTAGATATTAAATTTGTTTTTTGTTGGTCAATAATTTTCCCTATCTCACTTAATCTTTGTAAATAATTTTCAAAATTAGTCGTACTTATATCTAAATTCCATTGGTCAATTAAAGGCCAATTTATTTTCTTTACAAAATTTTTAATTTTACCGTCTCCCCCCGTTTCAGAGTATTTAAAAACTGCTGTATATTTAGGTACAATATTTCTATTTAATAAGAATTTTTCAACCTCATCAAATTCTAAATTAAAAATATTTTCAACTGTCAGATTATTTGGTTTAATCATGATTGTTCTAGTGTGTGCAGTTGCTCCAGAAAACGGATCACCCTTAACTGTCATATTTACAACATCACCCTGTAACTGTTCTGAAGGTGTAAATGTAATTATTTGGTATTCTTCACTAAAATCGTTAGTATAAAATGCGTAACTTGTATAATTGTTTGTTAAATCTCTATACTTAGAGACAGGTATTGGTGCAGTCTCTATTGTCCTTGCGGCGTTTACGGTATAATCAATATTAAATGGATTTCTAAATGCGGTAGTGTTCATGTCAAAATTAGTGACATCTTCTAAAGGATCATAAAAAGCGTTAAATGCCGTCTGTGCTGTTATTGACCCAAAAATATATTCTTCGGTAATAAGTGCCGCTGGAAATTTATTTATTATTCCAATAACCGACGATGATAATCTTTTTTGTAAAGAACCGTAGGTACAAAAACTTGTTAGCTGTGTTAAATCAAAATTAGGGTATATCTTAAAGTTTTTCTGTATGATTGACTTTGTTTCTTCAATATCAGTAATATTAAGTGTTTGTAGATTTTGTGGTGATGAAAACACACCAGTATCAAAGCTTCTATTATTTTTGTCTTTTACGTTATTAGTAAATTCAAAATTAGCATTAGTAAGTCCACCACCAGCAACGGTTTGAAACCCAACTAAGTCGTTAGAAAACGTTTCAGAACCTACGGGTGGTGCTGGTGGGTAAAAATATTTTTTAGTAGCCATTAACTAACTATGTTTGTAAAGTTTTTACTGAAGTCAAAACCTGTTGTTTTTTCTTGTCTAACTTCATATAGTAACTCATTAAAGTTATCTCTAACTTCAAATAAGTTATATTGTTTATATATATTATTATTAGTATCGTACATAGTGTAAACACCATCTTCAATACTTTTTGTTTGGTTTCCATATAATGCAATCGCCAAAGTATCAATATCGTGTTCCGCCATCTGAACATCAATAGTTATTGGATCAAAAAAAGTATTAGTAATAATAATATTTTGGTTAGGTTGCCCAATAAATGGTGTTGCTGCAGGTTTATTTGTTGGTGACGAAGATGGTGAAAGTGTACAAAAAATTAAATCAGTTCCTCCATCCACATAACGGTATCTTATAGATTTTTGAGAGGTATTAACTTGCTCTGTAACTACGGGTTCGCAGAAAAAAGAAGAAGTTATAACTCTATAAAAATTAGTAATTTTAGTTCCATCAGAATTTAAATATTCAACTCTAAAACCAACCAAACCTTGATTTATAAATTTATTCCTATAATCACTTGGGACGTTGTTAATGTCTATTACAATACCTTTAACGTTAGGTAGTGATGAAAGTACTCCACAGTCAGTTATTGTGGTTCTAATTTCTGCAGGTCTAATAAACAAAGTGTAAACACCTAATCTATTAAATTCTGTTGTGGGTAATTTTAAATTGTATAATCCACCTAATACCTCAACATCCGCATTTCCACCAGTATCTGCATTATGAAAATATGGTGTTAGAATTGATGCTGCGTTTAATTTTTTTAATGTAAAATCGGTTGTTACATCTCTTGTTGGTGAGTAATGTAATATAATTTCTACATCTGTAGGTGAGACATCTGCGGGTCTAACTGTTCCGTATGTACCAAGTGCCATATTTTTATTTTATAAATAGTTTATTTTAATTTTTTTATGCGTTGTTAATCTTGAAAAATCCGTATCCGTATTTTTGTAAATCACCAATATTATCAACCTCACCTAATCTATTAAGGTTTTCAAATGGACTATATTTACCCCTTTCTAAATAAACATCGGTTATTATTTCAGGTGCACTTACAAAATCTAAAAGATATTCATCTTTAGTTATTTTTGTTAAATTAATATCATCACATGTTATTCCTGAACTACTCATAACATATAATGTTCTACCATTTGTAAAATCATAATACGTTATATTGTTAATTGTATAAGAAGTATAATCTGTAGTAATTTGATCCACCATACCAAACATTGCCCCTTTTTTTGTTATAACATAACCTGGCGTATATGATTGTGGACCCCAACGTTTTAAATCGTTTAATTTAGAGGTTGTAAACCCTGAAACTAAAAATGGGACAGTAGTATAACTACTAGATATTTGTGCCTGACAAGTATTAACAGAATCTCCCGTAAAGATATAATTGTACGAATTAGTAATACTTGACCACGCACCACCTTGTTGATTAAACATGTATGTTCCTAAAGGGTTTGTAACAGTGACTCCTGTTGCCGGTATAGAAATAGGTTTTTCTATTACGTTTGTTCCCCAAAGATTAGTACCTGAAAAAGTTATAACAAATTGACCGTCATTTATATATGTGTGAGTTAATTGTCCACTAGTTAATTGTTGTGTTGCACTACCATCTCCCCAATCAACATAAAAAGTTGTTTGTGTTAATAAACTTACTGTAGGATCACCTGATGTATCATATAGTGTTATTAAATAAGGATTGAATGTGTTTGCAGAATAAAGAAAATTAGTAATTATGTCTTTTTGTAAAACATTACCATCAAACTCTGAATAATAACCAATATCATTAAATTTTTGTGTAAGATATATTGGTATGGTTAACCCAGTTATTAAAGAACTTGGTTCGCAAGAAGCACAAATACCACAAGTTAATTGGTTACACCCACAAGTGTTTGTGTTGCCAGTTACTAAATATGTTAATCCTGTATAAGCATTAAAATTATATGATAATGCACCATTAATTGTGTCACTAGTATATGGAAAAGATAGTAAATCACTACTTAAAACTCCGGGAGTAATCTTTATATTATAATTATAATAAATCATTGTTCATTTACATATTCATACCAAACCACGGGGTTTGTATTATCCCCAACTCTAAATAGGGTTGGTTGTTGATTTAATACAGGTATTTCCTTGTATATTTTATATTCATATGTGTTGTAATCTAATACCACTTTATAGAAAAAATATTGACCTTTATCAAAATTAAATTTATTTAATCCATTTAAATTAGATTGTGGTTCGTTCATCATTCTTGTAAACCCGCCCTTTTTTGCGTTAAAAAATTTACAAGACATATAAAATTCATTTTGGTCTAAAAAAGTTGTTTGTTTTAACCAATATATAAAAAACCCTTCTTTATCGGCACCAACATAATCTAAAATAAATTTTGGTTTTTTTACTTCTACGGGTATTTGTGCAACACCTAAAGTTCCCGGCTCTTTTAATCCTTGTTGTGTTGGTATTATTATACTTATTAATGCTTTTTGGTCTTGGAAGTTTTTAGTGTTATATAAATCAAGTTTAAAAAAACTACCTTTGAAAGAATTTGAAAAGAAATATATTTCATTGTCAAAAAACCCAGCATTTTCATAATCATCTAACCAATTTGTTTGCGTTGCTGTAGTTATTGGTGAATTTTGATCAAAAAAATTGAACATATAGTTTATTTCAGTAATATCCTGATTAGTGTCCCAAGAAGAGTGAGCAAACCTTGTGGTCTCAAAATCGTTAATTGGGTTTATTACTTTTTCAATGGTCTGTCTTTCAAACTCCTCCACTAACTCTTCCCTACCCTCCAAATCAAAATCAATTTTTATGGGTATGTTGATAAACTTATCGTTAGGTGTAAATTTTATTTTGTAGTAGTTATTCACAATTATCTATAGTTATAGGGGTTATAAGTGTTGTTTTAACACTTGTACTTCTTTTCACCGGATACTGTAAAAATATTATGTTTTTAAATGGGTAATGTGCGCCATTAGTAAAGGGATAATTAACACCAATATTATCACCATCTATATATCCATAGTCATATAAATCTCTCCAAAAAAATGATTCTTCATATTGTGAATACCAAGCATATGTTGGTATGTTATCAACTTCGGAAGCATTTCCAAATTCTAAATAATCACTAAAGGTTCTTATTTTAATACTATTATGTGGATTATAAAGATACCCACTAGGTTCATTCAATGATGAGTTATCATAAAAAACATTATAGTTAAACGAATATTTGTGAAAAATTTTAGAAACAATATATTCTTTTTGTTCGTAATCATTGTATTCACAAAAATCGCCTTTTATAACATCACCAACATTCAAAGGTTCGTTGTAATAAAAAGTTTGACCGTTTGCGTTATAACTACCTACGGGTATTGAATCTTTGTTATTTGTTGATGTATGGTCCCACCATGAATCATATGTATTTTTTAAAAAATTAAATCCCCACCCAATATCTATTGCTGTGTTTTGACCAACTGACGGTTGATTAAAAAATCCAAAATACCCTTTATTGATAATGGTCACAAATAATTCAGTTAATGGTTTACCATTATTATCTTTTAGTCCGTTAATATTAATATCTTTTACAAAATTAAAAGAGTGGTTTTGTGTACTTTCTTTTATTGAAACTCTTTGAACTTGGTTTGGTGTTATTGCCGAATACTCTAACTTTTTCTTTGTAAAAAATGGGTTATTATCAAAACCCGCCTTTGTAATATTACAGTCATTTACGTCTGTTAATATTTTATGCAATCTAACATAATATCTAGATTTTGTTTCTGCACTATTTTTTAAGTTAGTTAGTCTTTTAAAATTACCAAAAGTGCCCGGTAATATATCATTAACGGGAAACTTCATATCATAAATTGTAAAAACATTTTTTTCTGTTCCGTAATTTTCATCACCCAAACTATAAACTTGAAAAGTATTCCTATTGTTTATAGTGATATTTAATTCCACATAATCGTTAGGTTGTAAATTGTGGTTTCCTCCACAATAGAAATAAACCAAAGACCTGCCTCCAACAATTTTATTTTCTAAAACAAATGGAATACCTTGTTCAACATTAAATGTGTTAGTTACTGAAAAATTCTCATTAGTATAAGACATTGTTTGGGCGGTTGTGCTACTAAAAGGATAAGTAACATAAAAAGACCAATTATATGTATTAGCACTTTTAGGAGCATAATTAATGTGACCATTAATTCCGCTAACCCTAAAAAAAGAAAATTCGTCAAATTGTGGGTAACCTTCCCAAGGCGAACCAGGTAATGATAATGCATTATTAACCGGATTCGTGTAATATAAATTATTAACAAATGGCGTGTAGGTTGTTTTTCCCGATATCGTGTTATTTAAAATATTGGATATTTTACCAGAAACCCTAAAAAAAGTACTACCTTGTCTTTCTATATTAAATCTTTCTTCGGCATCTACAACAATTGACCTATCACCCTCAACCATAGTTCTTCTAACCCCACTCAAAGGAACCTGCAAACTAACATCTTTGTCGGTGTTTCCCGCAAATCTTTTAGATCCTAAAACTATCCTTATGTCGTTTTCATTACCCATTATACGTTCAAAATATATTTAGTTATGTATCTGTTTATTGCTGTTTTACCTACATTCAAACCAAAATAAAAATGGTATGGGGCGCCAACAACATATTTATCAGATTGTGATGGTGGCCAAGGAGTTGCCGATTGTACTCCGTTTGAGTCGGTATTGTATATGTATCCTTTTTGTCCTGTCGGTCCATTATTAAAATATGGTGAAAACGGCGATTGGATAAAACTAAGGTCTTGATATTTTTCAGAAAAGAACCCATTACCACTAATGTTTTGGTTTGGGGTTGTAAACCAATCATTTAATTCATTACCAAAAATTGTATTTTGGTCCGCAGAATACCATTTATACATTGGGACTTCCTGCGATTTTGGGTATCCAAAATTTGAAGTTAGTGTTGGTGAAAAAACTATAGTTCCTGGTGAGGCCAAAGCCCTTCTTGGTGTTTCAGAAGAAAAGAAAATACCCATTAGTGGATCGGGTCCTGGCGGTACATATAAATCATTAGGACTGTCATATTCATCTTCGCTGAATGGTATAATTCCAAACTCAGAATTAATACTGAACATTTGCACAACATCACCATCCATTCTGTCTTCAGTTCTAGAAAATAATTTATTTATTGATGCGTCGCCGGCACCTATTATGTTTTGTAAAAAATTACTACTAACTAGTCTTGAAACAAAAAATAATTGTAATATGTCTGCAGTTTCGTTAAATGATGTAGATTTTAAAGTATTAACAAAATACGCTTCTAAAGCCGGATTAAAACATATCTCTCTAACAAACTCATCTCTTGAACCCAAATCCATCAAAGTGGTTGGGAAGAAGATGTTATAATCATTTATCCCTTTAAAGTCAACGTCTTGCCAGTTACCTGATAAATCTTTCTTTTTTGGTTTTTGGCCAATAAAATAATTTCCGTCATATGGTGTTGATCTATAAAATAATGAGTTAGTCGTTCCTTCAGTGTAATAAATAGGTCCTTGTCCTGGTCTAAAATTATTATCAAACGTACCACAAAATTTATATTTTTTTGGTTGTCCTAAAATATTAAAAATAGTTTTCTTTTTGAATGAATACATGTAAAGTGTGCCATTTACCCAATTATTTTGAAATACGTGTGAGAACACTCCTCTACACGCACCAAACATCATTCTAAATCTGGCCTTCCATTCTGCAAAATTAATAATATCTTTACCTATTGACACAATAAAAGGTTTCTGTATAAATTTGTAACAACCACCTATAACAACTTTTGGGTCGTTTTCATCACAAGGGTCTTTAACAATAAAATTACCATTACTATCGTAATCATAACACTTTAGTGGTACCATTCCTTCACAACTAAAAGTACTCAAAACACTATCTTGAACAGATGGGGTGTCTCCCGTAAAATCTCCTGAATTATTAGTTGAGTCTGTTGCAACGTTACCTGTCGGTGGATTAGGTGGTGCGTCGGACCCATAATCTTGTTTGTAAATTGCAAAATTATCGTTTTGGTGAAGCGCAAATGAATTGTTTCCAAAATTTTGTAACTTATCTGAGGTAGGTAGCCTATCCGATCTTAAAATTAATTTTGGGTTTGCTGAAGTAATATTTAATGTTATTGTTGGGTATTTAGGAGCATATACTCTACCTTTATAATTTCCTAAAGATCCAAATATATTTCCGTTAGCGGTTGTACTACCAATGAAAGACCCTCCTTCAACATTACCCTGTTTTAAAGTTGTGTTATCAAATCTAATAGTTTGGTTATTATTACTACTATCGTCAACTGAATTAGAAGAAGTGTAAAAACTTAAAGAGTATGCGTTAGAATCAGGTTGAAAGTTTAAATTACTTTTATCTAAAGATGAGTAATAACTTAAAGAGGTACTTGTCACTGAAGTAAATTGCGTTGTATCAACTGTAAAATTATATGGATCAAAAAATATTTTACTACTTAAATTATTTGTATGTCCTTCGGGTGATTTACTATTTATATACCAACCACCACTACCGCTATTATCTTGTATAGGTATATTCATATAAAAATCACCTTCAACTTTAACTGTATCACTGTTTAATCCATAACCAAATAATTTTGATAAATCGTATTTAATTTTTTGTTTTTCGGTATATGGATCTACCCCCCTAACTAAAAATAATATTTCTAAATTTTTCCAAACAGAACCACCCATATCTTTTAATTGGTTGATGGTTACGTCTGAATTATTACCATTTGATTTTTCGTAATAAATCTTTTGATATTTTTCTATAAAATACTTTTTTAATAGTGATTGGTTAGCACTTAATAGTGTATTTGTATAATCGGCAGTCATACCTGTTATTACTTGAAAATACTCAATTCCTGTTTTGTATTTATATTCTCTCTCTGATGTTGTTGCGGTCAAATAAACCGTAGATTGTCCAAGAGTCGTGTTTGGTTTTATATAATAAACAGTTTTTTGATGAACAGTTGTGGAACTTACTGAGGATCCAGTAATGCTATTTGTACCAAATTGGTTGGTTGCTCCACTCACATTATTTATATCATTCACTATACCTAAATTATTTGTATCTACAAATGAAAGTATACTTCCAGAGTTAAAATTTGTTAGTGTTCCAGGTTCACATAATAATACCATAACATTATCGGTAAATGGTTGTGATTGGTAAGTTCCGTTAATTAGAGTAGTTTGAATTATATTTTGAGCAGTTGTGTCAAAGTATCTTTCTCTTAGGTTTGCTAAATTTAATGATTGTGAGTATGGAACTCCCTGAGATTGTACGTATTGATAATCAGAAAATATACTAACGACAGGTGTACCTATTTCTGGAGGTGTGGGGTAACCAGCCAATGAATATCTGAAACCATTTAAGTCTGCCTGTAATTTATTCTGTTCGGTTTGAGCACCACCAGAATAATCTTCACTATTCATACCAACAGGTACTGTATTAGTTTGATCTCCCTGTAATATGCCCCAAGTACTACCCACATTTGTATCCGCCAAAAAAGAACCTCCACTTCTATTATAAACAGTATAATTACCATACGTTTGAGACCCACCTTGTCCATTCCCTGAAGAAAATACAGTTCCCGTAACATCAGGAGTATCTAAGTCTTCACTCTCACAAGGACAAGCCTCACAATCAGGGTACGACATCATTGGTAAATTAATACCTTTAAATTTAAATGCCACTAATAGTGGTGCAACTTTAATTGCAAATGCGGTTGCTGCTCCCGCCATCAATATCGCTTTAACAAATGACCAAGCAACTAATCCAAAAGCAGGCCAAGCATTAACACCATCAATACCATATAAAACGGCTTGATAAAGTAAAAATGCTGGAAATAAAATCGCCAAAAACCATTTTAAGATTGGCCAAAGTAAGGCCATTACGTGTATAATTGGTATAAGAGCCAAAAATACGGGTGTCATTATTGTTACCATCAGATTGAATAAGAAAAATGTAAAATCAAAATTTCTTACTCCGTCATTTACTGGAAATCTATTTGTTGTTGTGGTACACCTTCTATCGGTTATTTCTTTTATCCCTAAATGTCTACTTCTATTAAATCCCCACTTCCATCTATCTATAAAATTAGCAACCGTATAAACTTTATTAAATGTAAACTCATAGAATCTATCTTTACAATCAATAGCCTCTTGAGCCATTTGTTGACCAACAGCGGTTGTTAAATCACCATAGTCATTCCAATCTAAACTAAATGCGTATGACCTTTTTTGTTGATCTAACTGTGTTGAGTTAAAAGTGTCAGGACCATTAATATTAGAACTAGACCACCCCCACTCTTTTACGTTAGGTACCAAATAATCTCCCCTCATTATATCGTTTTCCATACCAGACTCATTTTGGTATTGGATTCTAAATCTATATTTACCTTTGGTTGGTATTCCCACTGCAGGATCGTTTGATATTACCTGTTCCCCAAATTCATTTGTAACAACATAATCTAAGTTCATTGGTACTTCTACTAACCACGTACCATTTTCATCAATAACGTCACCTCCGTTTTCTAAAGAAAACTGTTCTAAAACAGGTCTACCGTTCGCATCATAATCTATTGTTTGTCTTATTGCTAAAATTTTACCTTCACCAGTGACCATATCACAAAGGTTACCTGCATCTTTTTTTGGTTTACATGTTGTTTTTAAAAAGTCTTCATTTGATGTTGAAAATATTGAACCCATAAAAACCGCCTGCGGTTTTATTTCAATACCTAATTCTCTTAAATCAAAATCAACTCTTGTTATACCTATATTACATATTTCTTCTTCCCCCCAAAATGAAGTAACGTCTATATCTTTTTTAAAATTTACAATTTGTGGTAATGAATCAATATCTGTTGATGATTTAAATTGGTTTCCATTAAATTGTCCTGGTCCCGCTAAACCCGCTCTTATTAAATCTGCAGGTCTTAAAGAAAAACAACCAATGTTTGATAAATCTAAATCCATCATAATTGTTTGTATACCTAATGGAACACCCACAATCATAAAATCACCACTCTCATTGGTTTTAGCGGTAAACTTATAATACTTTTCGTAAACTTCTAATACCTCATTCCTTGTTAATAAGTCTTCTCTGTCAGGAAAAGTTCCTGTTGGTGTGTGTCCTCCGTATTCTTTTCTGTATGGTAAAAGATTATACCTATACCCGTCCTCGTTTTTTTGATCAATTCTTTTGTATGGATATAATGTTGATATTACAACATCATTTTGGTCAATTTCAGATAATGGAATAAAAATAGAAACGTTGGCGTTAGGTATTCCATAACCTCCGTTCACTATTACCCTACCAGCAACCACACCATAGTCGGCACAAAATCTCGTATAAACATCTTCTTGTTTTAACTTCAAAGAAAGTATCTCTAAAAAGTCAAAATTTTGATTTATATTTATTCTAATATTTTTATCTACATTAAAATCAGTTCTGATTCTATAATTATTACCCATTAAATTACCCTTTTAAAATAAATACTAATTTTTATTTTTTTTAAAGGTAATTCTAATACTATAAAAATAAATAATGTTATGAAAAGTCTACCGTTTTAAAGTTTTTAGTTCTAACCTTTATATCTACTTGATCAAATCTAACTTGGTATACTTGGTCAGGTTCAGCAAATATATTGTCATCAATTAACTGAATCTCTTTTGTAGCAGGATCTTTATATCTTTGCGATGTTTCAGAAGACGAATATTTTCCACCAATTTTATTAAACACTTTTAAGTCAGCTATTGTCAAAACTCCTTGTAAATTTTGTATTTGTTTTCTCATTTCTGAAATATTTACACCCTGACCTAAATCTCTATTAGCCGGAGCCATATAATTTGAAACAATTGAAATAATTTCAGTTATGACTTGTCCTTGATTTCTATCGGATTCCATAACCACTGAGATATCAAATTCTAAATCAATAACTTTAGCATTATCAATTGATATATAATCATTAACCATTCTAAACCTTGATAAGTAATTAGCTAAATTATTTTTTAAATTATTAGATGTAACTTGAGTTAGTTTACCATTATTATCGTATGATAAAACTTGAATTAAAATTTTATTATTATTTTCAGTTATTGATACTTTTGCAGGTGCACCAAATCTTCCAGGCATAGTATCAATTAATGATTTATAGTCGTTTATTGTAACGGCTCTTTTTTGAGCGGCAAAATTAAAAGCAACCATGTTTCTCATTTCTTCTGTTGTTGGTGGGTTTGATCCACCAATGGCCGCAGTAATGTTATTAACTGTTAATGACTGAATAACATTTCTACTAATTTGGTCATTTGGTCCATTAACAACAAAATCAATAGTACCTATTTGATTTATTGATCCTGACCCTACATTACTTCCAGAACCTCCTCCAACTCTATATTGTACAAATATTGTCGTATTAGGTGTAACAGTTAACCCAAGACCGATATTATTTTGATAATCTTGTAGTCTAAGTTTAACTCCTGTGTTTGTAAATTCTTTCAATTGTTGTTCTGGCGTTGTTGTACCCGCACCAAACTGAACTTTCATAAATCCTTCACCCGTATATTCAGTTATAAATCTATTATCGGTACGAATATATTTACCAGGTTTAATACCAAACGCATCCACCGGTTTTGTTGGGTCCTCAACAAAGACCATATCTTCTGCCAATGCGTCAACTTCATACCATTTATTTGTTGATCCTTGAAATTCAGCATAACTTGGTACAGATTGAAATGAAGTCCCATCTTTTTGAATTATTCCTGTAACCCCGAGAACATTTTTTTCAGGAAGAAAAAAATTAAAGAATGGTACAACGTCTGTTGATCTAACAGGTTTTTTAAAGACCTTTGTTGTCCCTGCAACTACCACCTCTCTTTTTGTGATCACATAGTTTAAAATGTTATTATTTGCATCAAATGTTGGTATTTTAGTTCTATTAACAAATCCTTGTTGGTCGTACTGTGTAGAAAAATCAATGTCATAAAGATTTTCAAATGAGTTACCCCCTCCAAAAAATTGTGAACCGGCTCTTAAAATTCCCAAATATCTAATATCTTCAGAATCACCAAATGGTGGTACCGTAATAGAAAAATCAACAATAGCAACTGAAGGTCTATAACCTGGTATTTTCAAACCATAAGTTCTAGCAATATTATATATTGACGATTTTTGTTGTGCATATTGTAGTACGGTTTCTTGTGCCGTCCTATCTATGTGAAAATGTAAATTATCGGCAATCGCTGCATTTAAATCCATTAACACAGAAAACACCGAAGCGTCATTAAAATTTTGTATTAAATCTGGATAATACTTTTGGGTAAAGTTGATGAGTTCATTTCTTAAACCAACAAAATCTCTTTCTGTATAAGATAGTTTTTTTTCTGCCATATTTTTAAATATTAATTATTATAAATTCTTTTGACCCAAACGGACTATTATTGTCGGTATACACTATAGTTAATTTTGCCGTATAATCTAAGGTATTAGGACCAGGTGTTTTAAATATATCTGTATAACTTTCATCGTTATCGGCCTCAGTATCTTCAAATTGTTGTCCTACATAATTGTAAAAAGTTTCTCCAGAAAAAGGTGAGATTATAAATTCGGGAACTTGTGTTGGGGTGACATCGTCGAATGGTTGGGTAGCAATTCTTCTTCTTATAATGTTTTCATTCACTAATTCTTCTGAACTAAAAAAGTCGATAGTTTTTATCTTATCTTGATTATCGGTCTCTTCTGGTGTGTATGGTTCCACCTTTATATCCGTCACATCTAAGTTTGGTATATATTTTTTGACTTGTGTATCAACCTCTTCTCTTATATTCTCAAAAGTTTCCCCATCCATTGGGTCAAAAATATATTTATATATTTCAGTTCCAAAATCAGGATCATAATATCTAGTCCCTTTTTGGGTTAATAATAAATGTAAAAGGGACGCCCTTATTTCATCTTTAGATTGGTATGTCAATCCAAAGTAAGTGCCCGCAATACTATCTTGAAAAGGAAAATTAATTCCAAAAGTATAAACATCTTGTGCCATGTTATATAAATATAATCCTCACTAATTTTATATAAATAAAAAAATCACTGATTTCTCAGTGATTTTTCTTGTAGGGTTGTATTTCCTCTTTCATGTCTTGGTTTGTATGGACAATGTAAACAACCATTACCACAACATTTTCCTCGTTTAATATGGTATTCTTCTGTCATGACCATTCTACCTTGACTATCATAATAAAACTCAGTTGGTTGAAGTTTTGGTCCAAACTCTCTAACGTATTGTTGTTGTATCCAATCTTTTGATGCTCCTACATTCATTTTAGTTAGTTTTTCTTTGGTTATAAAACGCCAACAATACTTGGTATGTCAGCGTTATATCATTCCCCCATTGTGCTTTCATGTCTTAGACAATTTCACATGCTCCACCGGCACACGCAGCTTCTCCTCGTAGGTCGGTGTTATCTTGTAACTCAATAACTTTTGTAAGATCAACATCCGATAATGTTTTAACTAATCTATCAAAATCTTCTTTTGTACAATCTTCAAAAGGTGCTTGAGTATATGTTCCTCCGTTGTATGGTAATACTGAAAGTCCGTTATAGAAATCTCTGTTATTCCACATCCAGTCACCAACTAAGTCCCACTCATCTTCTTTAATTGAAACTGTAGCAGATACGTTATGTGTGTTTTGTCCGTTTCTATGACCAGGTTTAATCCATTCTTGAGAAACTTTTTTAACTCTTTCTAACATCTGAAATACCGATTCATGTCTGATGATAGACCCTTCAGGTGATTTTTGAGGTATTGTGATTACAGCGGTGTCGTGTGGTCTGAAGTATTCGTCTTCAATTAATTCAGGGTGGTTAATCGCCAAGTATGAATAGATTGATTCGTTTTTCCCAACACGGATTCTTCTTAGGTAATAATCATTATGCCAAGCGTGAATACCTGATGATGTTCCCAATACTAAAGATGATGTTCCTGATGGTTTAACTGTTGTTGTTCTTGCCGATTTATTAATTCCGATAAGTGTTGCAACTCTTTCGTTTTCTTCTTTAACCATTTTAGCCGCTTTTTTCATATCATAACCCAATACAACACCTGAACCAATACCTGTCATACCTACACCAATAAGTGCGTCTTTTTCAGTTGTTCTTTTCCAAATATCTCTTAGGTAATGAAAGTCAGTATATCCGGCTTGTAATGTTCCGATGAATGATGCAGCCCTAACTCTTTTATCGAAGTCTTCTTGTGATTCAATATCAGATGCATTTACCTCACATAGATTACAGAATTGGAACGGACGAAGTGCAATTTCACAACAAGGGTTTGTTCCCCAATCTTTATCATTAGATAGATAAATTCCTGGTTCTCCTGCCCCTGACAACTCAATACGTTTCCACAAATCCATAAAGAATTCTTTTGTGATTTTGTGACGAAGAAGTACTGCCGAGTTATTTGCTCTACCTCTTTGTGCGTTTTGTTCCCACCAACTTCCTGACTTACAAGAAATCATTTCTTCATCATCTGCACTAAATAATGAGATAAGTGCCGCTCTTCTAATACCACCTGCAAGTACCGCATCTGCAATATGACATACGATATCATGAGTTTCAATCGGTGTTAATTTTTCACCATCTTTTTTGTTATCCAACACTTTTGTGATGTGGTGAATACAATCTTTTAATGGTTGAGGTCCTGGTGCCTTTCCTCCTGATGTTACAAGCATCGCCCCTTTTTGTCTGATGTCTGAAAAATCAAATATAGGTGTTGATGATTTGTATCCTAAGTACGACTCCATTAATACTTTAATGGCATCTGCCCATCCTTCAATAGAATCACCAATAAGGTATCTTCTTGTTCTTTCAGGATTTGGTTTTTTAATATCTGGTAATTTTTCAACGTGGTGTTTTTGAACTGAGTATCCAACTCCTGTTCCACCTAAAAGTAAAAACATTGTTTCAGAGAATGAGTCGACGTGGTCGATTGGCATATATGCGCAATTATAAACTCTGTTTGGTGAAATCTCAATTGGTTTTCCACCAAATTGTAATGATCTCATTGATGGTAATACTTTCTTGTCGTATACCATTTTATATACCTCCTCTATCTCATCTTTGATGTGGGGGTACTTACGTTGGTGCATCTCTTTGTTACGAGTTACCAACTCTTCCCAAGTCTCTCTCCGGTTCTTTTCGGGTTGAAACTTAGCGTATTTCATAAAGACAGTAATGTCACTTAATATTTTTTGCGAAATATCCATTTTATTTTAATTTAATAATTTATTTTAAGATTCTTGTTGTTCTTTTTGTTTTTTTCTTTCTAACAGTTCCTTAAT